TACCATCTCATACATTGCTTTTGTATCTGCGCCAACCATGTGCTGATATTCAGATATTTCTCGACCTTTAAGCTTCCGGTTTACGGGACCGTCCGGACCACCAGAAATCTTAATAGACCGTTGTACGACACGAGGCATGTGCGCTGCGTCGCCAGTCACTTCATAGAGGCTCATAAGCTCTTCCATGCCTGGGTTCTTTTTGTACTCGGATACCATAGCTGGATTAATGAATACATCAACGAGGAAGAGTCCGAGGTTTTTGTCTGCGGAGCTGAAAGTCTTTATCTCTTTGCCAAGAGTAGATGACTTTTTGGGTAGCCCACTAGACATGTACGGAATCTTTGCCTTCATTCTATTAAGTCCAGTCCGCAATGGTGACGGGTCATACGTCTCTCTGCGTAGATGATTTCCTAATTGGTTTACCTGGCTCATCATCGTAGGTACAAAGGAGGACGCAGCGTTCTCAGAGAGTGTGACCGCAACAGATTCCAACATACCATCAGCATCACGACGGAAAGCTTGTGATAGTCCGCGTAGCAGAGAGTTTCCTTCCAGCGAGCCAAGCCCTTGGGCGGTACCCCTTAAGAGATTTTCATATACGGCTGTGACTTCTCCGCCACCGTCATACATATCAGCACCCATAGCTAGTGAAACACCTGTTGGCTGTAGCCAGTCATACGTCATCATCTCATCTCCGTCTACGTGCTCATTAGACATCTCTTTATTGAAGCCGCTCATCACGTACCTCTTAAGCGCGTTAAGGTTTATTTGGTAGTCTTTGTACCCAGCGCTCTGCTGCGCGGCTCGTACATTCCTATTCTCATCGAGCTGACCAGTGATGACACCAGCTTCCCTAAGCTTCATACCAATGAACATTAATCCAGAACCAACAGTCGCACGAGAGAAAGATTCTATCACCTCCTTTTGGTCTATAGTCCTTTTAAATAGAGGCTTGGACATCTGCCACAAGGTGTTACCATATCCTGCTGGAGAGTAACGAATAGCCCTATCCAACAGATTACCTGGTACTTTAGGGAACTTGAGAATGAAGTCACCCGGACCAAATTTCAAACCAAGGTTTAATACGTTTTTCTTGAGAGCCACAAAAGCATTAGAGATCGCTGTATCATCCTGAAGAGTTTTGAACAGAGACTCAGCGTAGGCCGTCTCGATCATCTCTTGCGTAGGGACACCATCGAATTTCTTACCAGCGATTATCGCTTGGTTATCCATCGAGTTCTTAAAGGACGCCTTGAATGCAGCTCTATCGAACCCTTTCAATCCAACACCAACAGCTATCTCTCCACCCCTTGCAGTCTTCTCAATAGCTCTTACGAAACCACTAGCAATAGAGTTATTTATCTTGTTACTACCGAATACACCGGGCTTAAATGTACGTCCTTTCTGCATACCCAAAAACTTAGACTTCCCCTTCGCAGTAGGAGTGAGGTCGATACCGTGGTATGCCTCTTCTGAACCTTCAACGAATCCTTCCCAGAAAGCTTTCCACCTCTTACGCATCTGTATAGGAGGACGCTTTGTCTTCACCACATCTTTACCAAGTAGTCTCTGTACTGGATTGACCACACCTCTTTCAGTTAAGAACCCAAGTCTGTCACTCATGTTCTCCATCTTACCGAGGATGCCGTTACCAATAATGTTACGACCAAGAGTCTTGAAGTTACCAAGCATCATCAAAGCGTGTGTTGAACCAACCATATCCCACACCTCTGTTGGTACCATCTCAGCCAAGTCCCTACGGATGATAGCCATAGCAACTTCGCGTGGCCTACCTGTAAGGTTCTGAGCTTTCTTTGCTCTGTCTAGGAACATCTTCTCTTGTGCCTTTGTAAGATTGATACGAGTCTTGATACCACGCTTTTTCAGAGCGTCGTTGGTATTACGTACAGTACGCTGTGCCTCCATCAGTACTCCCGCAGGAGACAACTTATCCCACATAGATGCGGCTTGAATCGCACGACCCTGCTTAGTAAGAGAGTTGCTGACATTCAACGTAATGTTGGCTGCCTCCTGCAAGCTTGCATCATCACCCAACTTATTGAGCTTTTGTACCACTACATCAGCCGCCGCTACATCCACCTCATCCACAGTACGAGTGCTATCCAACAGCCTTGTACGGACTGAATCATAGTCTTTCGCCAACTGGCCCCGCACAGTCTTCGCAGTCTCTTTATTAGATATACTGTTGAATAGGGCGTCGTCTTTCTTATCAAACAGAACTTTTTGCATAGGCTTCTTAGCGTCTGCTGGCTGTTCCAAAGTTCTCTTGAATAGCTTTGAAGTTTTCTTTCCTGGAATATCACTGCTACCACCCTTCGGAGTTGGACCTCCTTTCAAGTGAGCCATACGAGCCTCTTTGAAGAGTGTGTTGTATGTTACTTCCGTTCCATCAATCTCTAAATGTTTCATGGCGTCGAATAGTTCTCCGTTGGTTGGTGGCCGTCCCATGGTTTCTGTGAGGGTCTTAGCCATGCTCTCCATCTGGCTTTGTGCAATCTCCGGGCGTACCTCTTTCAACGCTTTAAGACTCTTCAATCCAAACGCTCCTGTCTCAAAAATTCCACCAAGGCTCATGCCCCAGATAAACTCTTTGACTCCATACTCTTGGCCTGTACCTAATCGGACCGACGATTCAACACCCTCTTCTGCAAGGTTCTGAACCGTTGCTCCATATAAATACGGGTGAGCTGTGGCAAATGACTTGATGCCAGCATGAGTCTGCAAACCCTTCCCAACCCATTTCGCAATTCCACCGTATGTCACAAGCCCACCCGCTAGTTGACCTCCTACGCTCGCCACCTTCTCTCCAGTAGACAGTGGGTCTTGCTGATACTGTGCCTGTATAAATGGGTCTTCTCTATCTTGTCCCAAGATTCCAAGAGACATCCCCTCACCAACCCCTTTACTTAATTGAGTCATTGCACCCCGCTCTCTTCGTGGTACCTCGCCTTGGCTGAGCATGTTTTCTATCACCTGTTCTTTGGTCATATCAAATTTCTCCAAAGCCATGTCATTAAGATTGTTTAAATCCTCCAGAACCCTGGAACCCATCCTTCCAAACAGTAATTTATTCTTTGTCTTCGATACAAAGTTGTCACCCGCAAGACCAAATGTATCCATGATGGCGCGAGTGCGCTGAGAAGTTTTCAGATTCTTTTCTACAGCAGACCACTGGTCAGCCGGGACATTCTCTTTTAGTCGTGCAAGCGTTCGCTCATCTGCGATGTCGTGCATCTTATGTTTGAATAGCAGCTCCTTACCTTTACCAAAAAGTATTGCGTCATCAGCTTTACTTACAAACTCTTTACCAACACCCTTTACCACTTTACCGACAGTCAGTTTTGGCTTAGCAGGAGTGCTTTGCTGTTGCCTTTTCTTCATCTCAGCCTCTTTTTTCTTACGCTCTTTCTCCATTTCCTCTTCCACTTCAGCAGTGATACGAGTCATCACATCCGCGTCGGTTTCTGCGCCGAAGAGATTTTGATTAAAGTGGTTTGGAGCTGGAGAGAAAAGCTGTCCTCCGCCTTGTGGTGCTTGCCGGCTCTTGCTGAAAAGGTTGGCCATAAGGTTTATTCGTCGTCGTCGGAATTAAATTTCGTTGGTGGTACTTGCTGTGGGATTCCTCCGCCATCGTCGTATGGTGGGTAGAATTGCTTGGCGGACTGTAGACCAGCGTAAGGGTCTCCATAGATTGGGTCTATGTCCCCTCTGCTCTGTCGCAAATTGGGGTCTTCAAGCGCGTTACGGTTGGTAATATTTGGTCGTGTCTGCATACGGAGCCAGAACTCTGCCTTGTCCTTATCTGGCAATGACCCAAGAATAGTCTCTACTGGAATCTTACTTGATCGAGCTATATCTACTGCGGCATCAAGCTGCTCTTTTGTTGATGAGGTAATACCCTTCGCATCAGCTTTCCTGCGTAAGCGAGCAAGCTCTTCTTTAGCTTTCTCTACTGTAAGGTTCATCATCGCTTTCGTCTCTCTGTCAGCACCGATGCCATCAAGCATATTACCCAAATTAGTAAGCATACTCACACGGTTTGTGAACGCGGTCTCCTTAGCACGGATGTCTCCAATCTCTTCGGATACCCGACCCTCAATCTTTAGTTTACGTTTGCTACGTATCTCTAACAAATTATCCACAGTATCGCCAAACATCTGTAGGCGCCTCGCTACCACAGCCCTGCGCTGTGAAGGTGGTAAGCTTCGTAGTTTTTGGTTTAGTAATGTTTTAGAGACAAGGCCCTGGCGTGTCACCTCCTTAATACGTGTATCAATATCAGTGTACGGGTCCATGTCCGCAATAATCTTATTACGGATGATGTTTGTGTCCGCAGCCTCTAGCTCACCCGCGCGAGCATATTGATCTTGGAATCCCTTAAGAATATCAAGGCGTGCATTTGCTACTGGGTCATTAATACCACTCAAATCTTGCTGCTCTCCAGGCTTCGTAGAAACGATAGGCACTGGAGCATCTAATCCTCTTAATGTAGATGAGCCAATAATTCCAGCTTTTGGAGTAGTGTCTTTAGTCGGACCACCGCGCCGTACATTAAAAGCTTTAGATCGCGCAGCAGCTAAGAAGTTTTTGCTACCCGCTTGAGTCGCAATTTCTTTTGCATCCAGGAAGTCTGATGCGGCGCTCTCCATCGAGAAGCCGAATGTGTTGCCGGTGGAGGGTTGGGTTGAATTAGGCATAATTATCTTTTGCGGGAATTGGCAGCTATACGTGCGGCACGTCTCTTTGCTACTGCTGATTGTAGCCTACTAACTGATTGCCTCGTCGGTGTCGTATGCTTAGTATTACGAACGGTGGGGGTCGATACGCGCCTTACTTGAATTTGCGCTTTCGGTGGAGCCGCTTTAATGTTGTAAGTGGTCGTACTTTTACGGATATTGGGGGTCGTACTTCTTCGCACAGATGATGAACGTGAGCTAGTTGGCGGAGCTGTTGGGGTGGACCGATATGTTGGCAAGCGTTCCTCTATTGGGATTTTTGCCAAACGATCTGCTCTTCGTTGAGCCACGTTATTTTGAAGGTTGGTAAGATTTTCTTCAGCAGTACCACCTCTAGCTCCTTGAGAATCACGCGGCTTTTTCCCCTCACTCTCATCTGTTTGGTCTTCCGTAAAGTCTGGAATAGATGCTTGGTCACCCTGGTTGAGATAGTTGAATCGTTCCAGGTCTCCAAAGATGTCTGATTTCTCATCTTCTAAATCCCCAAGACGATCATAGTCCAATTTATTACGTGCCCTATCAAACGTGAGGTCGATACCCTGGTCATTAAGTTCTCCAAATCTACGTGTAAATTCATTACTCAATGAAGCGTCTTCCTCCAGCCTACCCAGGCCACGGTTGCGAGCTTGGCTTAACCTAAAGCCACGACGGTTGGATGCACCCACACCACGCTCATCAAGACCTCGTGATGTGAATTCAGTTCCTATATCTTCGTATGCCCTACCCGTCTCTAGGTTTATATCCTGCTCACCTCGGCGTAGCCGAAGGTCTGTTAAACGTCTTTGTTGCTCTCGTGTAAGATCGCTCCTACGCTGCTGAACATCCTCAGCCCTATCAAGGAACCTACCCTCACTATCATAGTATGGGTCTACCTCAGCAGCCGCTTGGTCATCTATTTCACCAAGGGCCTGGTCGCGTTCCTCTTGTGACATGTTTTGAATCTGCTGCAAGAAATTAATGTAATCACGGAATGCTTGCTTCTGCTCATCATCACCAGACTCAATAAGGGCCTGGCTTTTCTTCTCTCTCTCTGCGATGTTAGCACGCCCCTGCTCTGTCTCTGGGTCAAAGCCAGAACTCTTTATCCTGTCTTCGCGACGCTGCCTTCTTTCATCAACAGCAGCTTGTAATGCAGTCTTTTGAGACGCTCGCTGATTTCGGACTCTCTGGTGCTCCTGCCTTTGTGTGACTTCTTTCGCCTCTTTTTCTACAGTCTTAAATACAGAATCAATTTTACTTGATCGTGCGTTAGTCATTGATCGTGTCATCAACCTCTCTTGGTATGCAGCTTCACGCGCTACCTTAGAGCCACTGGTTGTACCGAATTGCTGTTGTGCCTGTTTCCTAGCCTTCTCTCTTATTTGCGCCCCACTCATAAAGAGTTCTGGATTGCTCTCTCGCACTCTGCGTGTTGCCTCATCCCTCAGGCTTCTGCCATTTATTTCTTTCGCAGCAGGAATGACGGGGTAAGTATGTCTCATTATTCGGCCACCTGGACCAGAGATGTAAACCCACTTAGCTTTCACTGGTCCCTGTACAGGTTTAAATGTAGATGCCTTACTTATGTTCCTGGTTGATAATCTCTTATTAGAAGAGTCAAGAGCCGCGCGACGTACTGTATCTGGAGTACGACTACCATCCTCATCACTCCGTCTACCAGCGATTTCTACCTTATCTTTCTTGTGCTTGTATACAGGAGTGGTTTGCTTTTTCTTTGTACGAGTAGATGAATTACGAGTGCTTTCAGTCGCACGACTGCGAAGAGTGCGTCGTGAAGGTCTGCTACCAACTGATGTGCGCCTAACGTAATTTAGGAGCCTTTGTTCGCCTGTAATGTAAGAAGAGTTATTCATATTAGTCGACAATAAAGAATTCATGGAAAGCTCCGGCGTCTCCGTTTGTACCGTCTTGACCAGCAAGACCATCATTGTTATCACCGTCACCTCCTGCGCCACCACTACCAGCAGTGCCGCCAGAAACATCGGTAGTCCATTCAAATACATCTTTTCGTGAAGCAATTAAAGCTGCAACACCACCCGCGCCACCTGCGCCTCCAGCTCCACCACCTCCACTATGAGCGCTTCCTTCTCCTGGTCCTCCTGCCGCTCCATTACCACCGTTTCCACCAACAGCATTAACGGCTCCGTTACCAGAAACAATAGCTGCGACAATCAAGATGTTTCCTCCTGGGGAACCCCCTCCACCTCCACCTCCTCCATCTCCCCCATCTCCACCACCTCCACCTCCGAATCCCTGTCCAGATGAACCACCACCACCACCACCGGCTCCTGCTGAGCCAAAGAATGGCTGAGGCACAAGTGCTGCGGGGTTTGTCCTCCAGCGTGCTACATGATTCAAATTATCAAAGCTACCAACTGATGCTATAGGTGCTGTTACAGAGCCTCCAGCACCAGCAGCGCCTCCAGGTGCACCAGCACCCTCACCTCCAGATGCTCCTCCAGCACCTCCAGCACCTCCAGCATCTCCCGCTACACCTACGGAATTTATTGCTGAACCACCACCACCACCACCACTACCAGCAGTACTAAAGGCATCGTTTCCACCTGCTCCCGCCCCACCTGCTCCAGATGCCACTGACCCATTGAGATAGTTTTGAGATAATGCTGTCCCAGCCGCTCCAGCAGTGAGACCACTTCCATTACCCCCTCTGGAGCCAGCCCTACTTATAGTACCGTAATGACTGAATTTAGTACGCACAGCGATAGAGAATCCATCTGGGTCTACAGTGACACCAGCTTCAATAACCAAACTGTCATAGAACATATTTTTGGTCAGCGTCGTATTGTCAGTTATAACAGTGTCGCCATCCGCCGCGTTACCGAACTCTGAAATAATCGCATTGAGACGCGCAAGTGTTATCCACTGTGTACCATCCCATTGCTCCCACTCACCCGTATGTGGGTTGAGCCAGCGTGTAAATTGGCTAGGGCTATTGGGCCTATCTGGTTGGATAAGTTCTGAGCCGGAGCCAGCCGAAGTTAGTGGGGGTCGTATAAGCATTATTTTACAATTCCGCCGAAGTAACCGAGATTAATAAGCTCGAACTCCGGTACGGCGATGGAGGATGAGCCAGTAATTTTATAGCTAAGGAACTCACCAGAATTTTTTGGTGGGTCGTCTGATGGATTACCAGTGACCTGTATCTCATGGTCAGCAGATAGGGCACTATTAAGATCAACAGTCTCAACGGCAGTACCGTATGAGTTGCCACCAGGAGCAAAGAAGTAACTCTGGACCAATGAACTTGCGGCGTTGTTTTCTTGTCGGATGTGCAAGCTATGGTAGTGGTTTGGCCTCTTCCCGTACTCTCCCTTCTGCCAGTTTTGCTTTTCAATAACGTATGAAATAGCAGTACCATCATCATCATACGTGCTACTTTCTTCAATCTCATATACCTGTCCACTATCTTGTGCACCAGCTACGAACTTCGTTCCGTAGTGGCCTAACACAAGTGCGTCCATAGCGTCCGGCCTATCATCAAGGCTCCAAATCCATCGCACGTTCCCAAATGGGTCTCGCGGAGTATCAAGAGAAGCCTTCACGTTAAGTCGGTACCAGTCATTATCACAACACCAATGGACCTCACCTTTGTGTGTACCAGCACAAGTGGTCCGTAGATTCGCAGAACTTTGTGCGAGAATATTATCATTGATGAAATCTTCAGAGATAGATAGTGGCTCGTTTACCTTACCTCGATTAGCCAAGGCTGCGAGAGAAAGAACACAGAAGCCGTACTCTTCAGAGACGAAGAATATGTAGTCACCGTATGATGTGACACTTTTTGGGGCAGTGGTTCCTACTTCATTAAGAACCTCTACAAATTGGTGACGGTCCGGGTTATCTCCGAACATCACAGTGACACGCCTTCGTTCAAATATAACGAGCACAGACCCGAAGGAATAAACACGTTGGATTGGTGTGGCAAAATCGTACACAGCGTTACGGCTGAAGTGCTCGCCTACACCATTGTCTGAATAGAAGAGACTGGTGCCCTTCCATGCGAAGATACGGTTGTGGTGGACTTCTATTCCATCAAATGCTTTTGCGAAGTTGCTGGTATCAAGCTGCGTGAACGTGGTCCCATCACACTTGTAGAACTCTGTACCAGTAGCGATAAAGAATTCCTGTGCACGAGGGTTCACAGTAAATGCATCTGCGGTGGGGAGTGTATCAAACGCTTCATTAAGGTAGATGATGTCAGCATCATTACCTCCGATGTTTTTAATCTCACTGTTTATAGTAAGAACCTGCTTTGTGTACGCACCGGGAGTCCAACCGATACCATCGTCTTCAATAGATGTAGCTTCGGCTGAGGTAGTGGTACCAGATGTACTGTTGCTAGAGCCTGTATCTTTTGTATTCAACGTAACCATCCATGTATCGGCCTCTGTAAAACCTCCGCCGGGTGCGCTTGCAGTGATTTCGCTCCATGTACTACCAGAAGATTTATAAACTTTTCCTCCGGACATCTTTACATATAACTCAGTGCCCGCATCATCAACGAATGTATGAAGAGCGCGCACATCTGTTCCAGTGGTATGTGTCTGGGAAAATGATTTGATACCTCCAGGGCGAACCGCAAGGGTCTTCAAGTTCTTATTGACGATATTTTGAAGCAACGTAAATTCCCGCTTATCAAGTTTGACACCGCTCCGATCACTGGCTGTGCCATAGAAATTGGCAACAGTGACGGTAGATAACGATGGGGGTACAACAACACGGGTCATGTTCGGTGAATAATGGTAGTGCCTCCGCCACCCGCATCCGGGTCACGAGAGTTCATAAATACAGGTTCATCATCAATGGTACGGTATGCACGACGAGCACGTTCTAGCTCACCGTTGTATCGGCCACTATACTTATCTGCTGTCGCAAATATGGGAGGGGATTGGTCGAGGTACCAAAGTTCTGCGGCTTTAACCGCTATTAAATCTCTAAACTCTTCTGGGATAACTGGTTCCGCACTGGCCCCAGAACCCATAAGAGAAAGCTTCATGGCAAAGAAATACATTGTGGTGCTCGCAAGTGCGGTACCGTTTTTCATTACTTGTAATTGCCGTTGGGTATTACTGTTTCCCCATCCTGCATAGTAATAACCAGTGCGACTGTATCTCTGCTCTAGTTGTATGCGTGGGTATTTCAACTCACCTGCATCTTCGACCCGTTCCATTTCTACAAAGTCAGCATCCATAAGAAGGATTCCACTTGCATCTGTTACGGCAGAATCCTTTGCATATCGAAGAATTGACTTATCAAATTGAGACCAGTCGGACTGCACTTGGCGGTCAGCCAGATCAAGGAAGAGGTCTAGGTCAGCGGTGACTGTAAGCTGGAAAGCAGTCTTACGTTTGAGAGATGCACGCAGTTCAGCGCGAGTTGTAGCAGCCAAGGTGGTAAAGGGGAACTAAGCATTAATATGAGAGTCTAGCCACTCTTTTACCCTTTCATCATCACCTCCATACTTGAGAACCAAAGCGCGGAACTCTGTATAAAGATTTTTGATAGGGCGTAGCTTTATCTCTAAGTTGCTAAGATCAGTAACCTTTGCGTCGTTAAGACTTTTAGACTGTTCAACATCTTGCCTAACGCCATCAAGCTCTTTAAGAGTCTTAGCGTTACTAGCGAGAGTTGCTTCAACCTGGGCTAGATCATCTGCAACAGATTTTTCTCTATCGGAAACTGCACCTTCGCGCTGTCCAACCGACTGCACCTTTTCAGCAAGAGAAGCTTCTTTTGCTTTGAGATTATCCTCACGCTCATCGAGAACACGAGCATTAGAATCGTTGTTTGACGCGGTTGCGGCGCACCCTTGGAGGCGTGACTTGAGTTGGAACTCTGTTCGAGTGGCTTCTTTTTCACGGGTTTCTAAGCCTTTCTCTTTCTCATCGAGGATTGCTTCATGCTCACGCTGTTTAGCGAGGGCAGTATTAGCTTCAGTTTTAAGTGCGTCCAATTTCTCAGACTCCTTATCCTCGTAAGCTTTGAGTTTTTCCTCTGCTTCTTTTAGAGCTTCCTGCTTATTTGTAAGTGACCTCTGCGTATTTGCAACTTCAGTGAATAGAGAAGTTTTCTTCTCCATCATATCAGCAAATTCCGTTTTGGCACTTTCAAGTTCCTCCTTTGCTTTACGTGACTCATGTACGTAAAACGCATATTGCTCAGCCACCTCTTCCATAGAGGATGCCGGTGGTGTAGGAGTAGGTTCATCAGTCATTTTCAACTTGGGTAGCTAATTCAATACGTTTATTCGCAGCAGCGAGCATATCGTTTGCTTCGTCGCGGAGGTCAGTCATTGCTTTCGATTTTTTTGCAATTTCCTTTTCTCCTAATTCGAGTTCGGCCATACGAGCGTCAGCTTTTACGATTGCAGCTTCGGCATCAGCCTTCATATTGGCGGCTTCAGTCTTAGCATTGTCATGTCTCTTTATAAGAGCCATAGCTTCAGTCATTGAGGACATGCCTCGACTTTCGAGTTCCATAAGGAGGTCTATTTCCTTATCTTCCTCGTCTGTTACCTCTGGAACTTCTGGAGCTTCTGGAACTTCTGGAACTTCTGGAGCTTCTGGAGGAGTGTCATCAGATGGAGGGGCTTCAGCAGCACCTTCATCAGACGGTGGTGTTTCAGTGGGAGGACTCTCCTCAACTTGAGGGGCATCCTCCCCACCAGGGGACTCCGGAGCATCTGACTCCGGAGTATCCACTGGAGTTGTGTCTTCATCAGACATAACTTTTAAAGGGGAAAGAAGTACAAATCCTTACGCTACGGTGTAGGCAGGAATGTAGTGGGCTACGCCACCAATATCAATTTTCAAGAATTCATCAGCAGCCACAGTTTGTGGTGCCTTCATTGTTGTATCGGTAGTACCTGTTGCCTTAAGAACGGAGTCTGCAACGCCAAGAGCGGACATATCAATACCGAGTACACCTGTACCTGTAATCGACATTGCTGCACCAGCAGTAGAGTCATTTTGTAGACTCAAACAAACGGCACCTGTAGCTGCGGTGTTATCGTTAGTAATTTGCACAAGTACACGAGTACCAGTGTCAGAAGAGTCACTAACAAAACTAGCAAGACCTCCTGTAGTAAGGGCATCTCCATCATTCATTTGGAGACCCATACCAGTAGTGATTGTATCAACAGTAGCGTCGATAAATACACCAGTTGCCACCTCTGGATGAACGTGGAAAACCACGACATCAGAGTTATCTTTGATTGCAAACGGTGACGTCGTTTGCGTTTCGTTGAGACGAATAGAAATCGCACGAGAATCGGCATCGAGTACTAGGTCGATGGCCTCAACGCTCGCGTCTGTAATATTCGTCTGTTCCTGTAGTCTTAGGTATTCTTTAGACATAAGATTTAAGTTGGAAGAGAAGAAAAAGATAGGCGTCTTTGGGGACCGGACAGTATATTTCCACGCTTCATCTGGTTATGGACGAGTGGTTCTAGTTCCTCGGATAGCTCATTTTGGATACGACGGTCTGTCTCCTCTTTGTGAGATTCTTGTCGTGCCTCCATAGTATCGAGGTGGGCGTCATTACGACGCTTAGCCTCTTGGAACTCTTCGCGTTCCTTTGGAGAACGGAAGTTCTTGTGAACACCTTTCCACACCTCTGATGAAATATCGGAGTTATTCATAATTATCCAGTAATACCAGTAAGACGACCAGAAGCACGAGCGTTCGTTTGAACGATTTGACCGTAATGAACAAACGGGAATTCATAGTTAGTTTGTCCACTAATACGCTGACCAGTAGCACCATTCATCTGAAGAGCATCTTCAAGGAATCCGAATGGGTGCATTTCAGCAAAGAAGTAACCTTCTGTATCGACAACTTGCATTTCTCCGTCAGCCATGTCAGTCGCTAGGAAGACAGGGTAATCTCCATCAGGAGCAAAGTAAGTAAGTTGTGAAGCACCAGCAGCGAACATACCATCCATGCCCTGGGCCTTGTGAGTGGTGGAACGCTTGTTAGCAGTTAGAAGATCAGAGTAACGCCTCCACTGGGTCTTGTTACCTTGAATGAATACTTTCTTAGGGTCGTTAGCGTAATCTCGAACGTCTGTGATAATACTATCAATATCAGAAATTGCGAGAGTTCCAACAGAAGTAGCCTTCTGTGAAGCGAACCAGAAATTGGTTGCTTTGTTCACGTTCTGGATAGTTCCTGTTGTATCAATGAGTTCTTCGAGACATGCGAACTCGCGGTATGCACTTGAAGCGTAAACATTCTTACGAACGATTACATCATCATCTGCAAAGTTTCCTGCGGAAGAGACGACGAACTTTGTAGCACTTGTGATGCTAGAAACTTCGACTTCATCAGCAGTACCAGCTTCAATAGCTGAAGTGGTACCAATCCAGTATTTACCGGTTGGGAAGATGTAACGTGTAGCTGTTCCTTCTGACGTACCGCCGTTATCCACTGTTACAGTAGTGGATGAAGTGGTTGCAGTGTTCACATACGCTACGATACCGTCGCGTTTGTGAGTTGCCATACGAGAGAAGTCTTTCTGCGCTTGGCGCAGGGAGTTTAGTGCGTGTCGAGATACCTGCTCAACAAGAGCAATGTCATTGTTTCGAGATGCAGCAATAGAAGCACGAGAGAGCTTGAAAGCACCTTCGTAGAATCGGATAGTTGCTTGGGAACGGTCTTCAGCCCTCTTTCCATATTCAAGAGAGACGTCTTCCGCTACCGCGTAACCACCACCGAAAAGAGAGTGTTCATGCACAACGTCGATAAGATTACCTGCTTGCACGGTTTTAACCGGCTGGACACGAGGACGATTAACAGCACCAGTCATCTGGTCAACTGCTTTATCTTCCCACCCGAACATTTGTAAAACGGGAGATGTACCAGTACGCAAGTGGTTTTCTGCGAGCGTTGGGAACACTTTTTCCTTAATGGATTTGCTTGCCGCATCTGAGATGGTCAATAGATCACCCATAAGAGAAGCTTGGAAAAAAGATAGGGATGCTCATGTTTACCTAGAGTCCTAGATTGGCCATGAGACCGGCCTTAAGGTCTGAGATATTATCGTATCTCCTGGGTCCGTTAGATGGAGTTTGACCTCCCTCTGCTGGAGCCGCGATTGTTGGGGGTGTTGGTCCACCGTCGCTACCTTCAAGAATCTTGTTTCCTTTCATCTCTGCGATAGCGTCAGCTTTCAACGTACTGGCAATGACGTCCCAAGGTGCCCCAGCAAGATACTTAAGGTTTGGGTCATATTGGATTGTCTCCAAATAAACCTTCAACTCTTCTCTTGTTACCTGCGGCAATTCTTTACCATCGAATTTCGTGAGAGTTGCTTCAAGCTGCTTTTCATCAGCAATATCAGCATTCTCTTGATCTCTTCTGGCAAATTCTTGATCGACCATTGCTTGGACTTCCTCCGGCTTCTTGTATCCCGACTTCTGTGCAAGTGACTCAAAGAGTGCAAGCTGTCCATCTGGGTCATCGTCTACTGGAGCTGGCGTCCCGCCAGTTGGTGGTTGACCTTCTAGTTCTGCAATTCGAGCCTCAGCAGCGTCGGCTCGCGCCTTCTCTGCATTCTTGGCTTCAGTCTGCCGTCCAATAATATCTTTACCGTATTGAGGCAGTGCATCGTATCCACCCGACGTCTGGCTTGAAGGTGGCTCACTATTTGCAAGTGGCTCTCCGCTTCCAGGGGGGACGGGATTGTTCGGGTCATCTCCGTTCGTTGGTGGGTTCGCAGGTGGCTCGGCTGCGGGTGGAGGTACGGGTTCTCCACCGGTTGGTGTAACGCCTGGTTCATCACTCATGGTAGTAATTGGAATGTGATATAGCCCACGTTTTTTAAACGGGGTAGCTTCCCCTATTGGCAATGTACTACCCCCACAAAGAAAGGCCGTCATCGAAGTACACACAACTTCCGTAGACAGTTACCCATCTACGCGACCCTCCTTTGTGGGAGTAGCAAGCAAATCCAGTGTTTTAAAAGAGCGCATTTATTCTTATACAGTATTTTCCTCCTCTTGACTGCGTGCACCGTTGCGCACCTCTTTCATCACGAGCTTATGCTCTTCTATATGCTTAGCGACATTCTCCATACCTTCCACATCTCCAAGTGCTTGTAGCTTCTTTTGCTCTGTATTATGAATCTCCATGTGCACCCCATGTTCATCTGATGCGCGAACTTCAAGGAAAGCTCCGCCACGCATCATCTGGTTTTCAGCTTGAGCCATCATGCGTGCTGGAGAATTAAGGTCTTCCATCATCTTGGTAAGCTCTCGCTGTGAACCGACAGTCCATGATCGACCCACGAGACGGTCCATAATTGGGTTTTCTCCCGGCACATAACCAACTCCGATAAGTTCCTTCACAGCTTCCTGCTGTTGGAAGTCGGAGTATGCGCTGCCTACAACGATTTCTACTTCAATATCTGTAAACGCCTGTAGGCCAGCTACATCCTTAAGGTCTCGTAATGTCTTCGCCTCTTCTCCAATAACATCAATACGTGTGCTCTCTCCTGGCTCAGTCTCAATAAAGACAGGCTGCCTAATGTTCAAGTTCTTAGAAGCAACACTCAATGTCTTTGTGGCTACACGCTGCAAATATGTCTTCAAGTTATCTCCTGCCGTAGCACTGTTCTGCTCATCGTTAGCCTGTAGCTGCGCTAGTGCCACTCCAGAAATTTCACCTCCAGATGACCGGCCATAAGACTCTCCGTGCACACCGGCTACAGTCTCAAATTGCTGGACAGCATTATCGAAGTGTTGGAAGTGTGTCTGTGGTAGCGCTTGCATATTAAACTGCTCTATATCTCCAATAACCGCATCAAAAATCTGACCATGCTCGCCGGCCAGAGGAACGGCAACGCTCTTGTCGCTCCTGCGCCATCGGCCCTGGAGAGATGTATCTATGTACCCTTCGATGCTGCTGAAAATCTTATTGATAGATTTCTGCAACGGGACCCAATCCGAACATGGTGGGCGCTCGTAGAACTTGTCCGTATCTCTTGGCTTATACAAGTCGATAAAGTCATCGAATGAATCGTACTGGTGGAATTTTCCTTTACCAATAAGCTCATCTCCAATGATGTTGTATTCATAAATTCCTTTCCCTTGTGGCGTTTCTTTTATAACAAAGTATTGGTTCCGCATGTACATACCTTTTGGCGCTGAACCTCCATGCTGATTTCGTATGATGTCATCCTTAAGCTTAGATTGCGCATACCTCCCTGCCGATACCAACTGATCGGCTTGCTCCTTACCAATATCTGGCATTTGCTTTATAGCCTCAAGAGAAATAGGGGTACTAATATTGAGTGTCATCCAGCTCTTTGGATGGTTCGCTG